CAATGCACCGTCTATAATGTTTCGGGCTGCCACGGCCTCATATCGTGGATGCGTGCAATAGGCTCCGACCTTAACCGTCGCCGTCCGCCGTTGTGGTGCTGGGGCCGCTGCCATTGGCTTTCGTGCCAGTCGATTCAGACTTACGAAATGGCTCGACGTGTCATTGTCCGTACTGTGCCATTCTGTAACGCCCTCGAATCCTACATGCTCCAGCAGTGCCTCCAGCCGCTCCACGTCGTACGCGCTGCGATGGATGTCGTGTTCGTCCGCTTGCCCTCCCATCAAATAGAACAGGTGTTTTCCGTCCTCAGCCGCCAGGCACTTTCGCACGTCCGGGACTGCCACCCGAATGACGCCACCGGGCTGCAGCACTCGGAACCAGTCACGTAATGCCTCACTCGCCTCACGGAACGTCAAATGCTCCAGAACATGTGACGCCCTGACTTCCTCCACCGTGCCATCAGCAAACGGCAGCGGGTAGCATGGCTGGCCCGCTTTGATGTCCCGATTGTCATAGCCCGGCAGTTCATTTTTGCCGCATCCTAAATTCAGTCGCACGCCACCCTCCAGACTCTTAACGGCATTACCGCAGCCGGCACCACTACCGGCTGCGGATGCCTCATTCTATCAGACGAACACAGCCGCGTCGGCAACGCCTGTGGTGCCGTTCGGTGCGTTCTCCAGATCGCTCAGCGTGCCGATGGCTGCCACCGTCACGTTGTCGTTCGTTGCGGTCGCGGTCGTCACTGCAATTCGCAGGTAACGCTTCTTGCCCCGCAGGTCCACGCCGTACAACACGGTTTTTGCGGCAGCGATGTTTTCCGCCGTCCGTGTGGACAGTGCAACGAAATTGCTGGCAACCGTGTCGTCAGAGTGTGACAGAACCAGCGTCGGCCCGACAGCATTCGTGTTGATTGCAGAGGCCAGTGCCACGCGAATGGTGGCGTAGCCTGCGCCCTTCGTGTCGAGATTTGCCGTGTTCGTCGCGCTGTTCGTCATCGCTCGTGGCGAAATCAGTAGAGAGTCGTTGACCAATCGTTCCTGAAGCATATTCAAAACCCCTTTGGGAGAGTGTGCAAAAGATGCCCGGCGAACAACCGCCGGGCATTCAGTCAATCACCTGCTCAGCTCGCGGCAGTCTGCAGACCGACAATCGGACCCGCTACGCTGTTTGTGCCGTAGTCATGAACCACGATGTCAAACCGCTCGGTACCACGCACGCCGATCTGATCGCGTTCCCACATGGATTCGCCACCAATGACGGCCTGCGTGCTGAACGCAATCTGTTCCTGACCACGATTGCCAAACTTGGCTGCCAGATTGTACGCCCCGAACGTGACCGGGATCTGACTGTTGGCCTGAGTGCTCGGGTACACCTGAGAAACAATCACCGGGTAACCGAGGAACACCGGGACTTCGACGCCGTTCATGACTTCCATTGCCTGCGTCCCGCCGGAAGCCAGTGCCAGCTTCTGCATCACGCTGTAGTAGAACGTCTTGTGGCACACCCACGCCGCGCCCGGTACGTCTGCGTACTGCGGCAGTGCTCCGGCCACGTTGTTGAAGTCGGCCAGCGTCAGTTCTGACCACAGGTTTCCGCTGCCCAGAATCAGCCCCGGTGCGGTGCCGGCCGTCAGTTCTGCCAGCCGACTTCGCACGCCAGTCATGCCGCCGTAGGTGCTGGTGCCGTCGCCGTTGAACGCGCACTCGTCTTCCTTGTTGGCGAACGCCCAGGCAATCTCGCCAATCAGACGATCGCCCAACGCAATCGCGTTGTCTGCATTCAGCTCGTTCGACAAACGCGCCAGAACCATCAGCTTTTTGGCCACCAGCGTGACGTTATCAAACGTCAGATTTGACTCAGTGCCTGCAGCGTTTTCGCCGGTGAAATACGCTGTCAGGTTCGTCAACTGTCGCGGCTCGCTGCGTGTATCACTGCTCATCGGAATGACTGAGAACAGCCGACGTGCAACGCCGTAGGCTTCCCGCAGCAGAATCAGGCTGGTTCCGAATTCATCGGGAACCAGCACGCCGCTGCCGGTCGTGTCTGATCCGCCTTCCCCGTGTGCCACATTCAGCAGCCCATTGTCCAGGCAGTAACGCACGGCCTGCGGATTGCTGTATCCACAGCTTTTGGTTTCGCTGATGGTCGCGATAGCCCACATGCCGAACCGGTACGCCAGAACCGCCGGATCAATGCCGCTTCCGTCTTCGCGGAAATTGCGGACAGATCCACGCCGCACATTGCGCGGCAGCGTGTATTCGCGGCGGGCTTCCCCGGCATGAACACCAAACGCCAGACCGCCAGCGTTTGCGATGGCTCGGGCTGTCGGATTGTCTGGCGTGCTTCTCAGGGCAGACAGCTTGCTGCGCATTTCCTGCACGCTCGCCTGTGCTCGGACGGCTGCGTCAATCTCAGCCTGCAGGGACTCGGCTGCTGCGAGCAATTCGCCGGCCTGTGTCTGTGCTTCTGCGGTCATGGTCTGGCTGTCGTCGGTCGGCAGCAGACGTTCGGCTGCCTCAATTTTTGCGGCTCGTTCGGCCTGCAATTCAGTGATCGCTTTTGCCATTGTTGTTGACTCCTCAGTTTGCCAGAGTCAACGCAAAAAGCGTCAACCGCTGGCGGATTCGGGGGGACGAATACGCTAACGATTGACGCCTGCAATTTTGCAACTCAATCACCGGTCTGGATACGCCGCGTTTACGGGCTGCAGTCCTGACGCCTCACATTGTTACACGCTCAGCCGCCCTCTGTCAACTGCTTTTTGCTCGCAGCAGTCTTGCACGGGCTGCCAGTTCTCCGCTGCGGTCGGCTCGTGCTGCGGTTTTGCTGACTCGTTTTCCAATCGGCAACACCTCATCCACGAACCCCATTTCCAACGCCTGCTGTGCTGTGTACTTCGTGCCGTCGCCGTTGTCGCCGAGCAATGCAGCCGCCAGCATTTCCTCGGACTTGCCGGTCTTTGCCGCGTAGGTGGCCACGGCTGCCGCGTTGAACGCCTTCAGCCAGTCCACCACCTCCTGCAGGTCTGCAATGTGCCCTACGGCCCCGGCAATGCCCTCGTGAATATGGTAAATGGCATTCGCCTGCATCTGCACCCGATCCGCCCCCAGCACTGCTAACGATGCCGCTGAGGCTGCCACGGACTCAATGATGCCGACCGTAGGCCCTGCATGGTCCGCCAATGCGTTGTAAATTGCCATCCCGTCAAAGGCCAGGCCACCGAACGAATTAACCCGCATTGTCACTGGTGCGTTTTTGTTTGCGCTCAGCACTCGGGCAATGCTGCCGGCGTCCGTCTGTGTGTATTCGTCGCCAACAACGCCATACAAAAACACCTCGATTCCGTCGCTGTTTTGTGCATAAAACACCGCAAAATCGTCGTTTTTTGTGCTGTTTTTGATGGTTTTTGGCGTAAACAGGTCAATTTTTGGCCTCATTCGTCGTCCCTCGCTTCCATTTGTTTACGAACCTTTTCCGACCATGATCTTCCCGGATCTCCACCCCACAATGCCCATGCAATTCTGCCGTTGCTGGGGTAGCCGTCTTCACCCTGGCGATAGCCTTCGCCCTGCTTGTCTACCTCGTGACGGGCAAACCAAGCAGTCATTTCCACAATGACCTCCGGGCTGATATTTGCCCCATTGCTCAAATCTCGAGCGCGTGCAATGCCGACCTCAGTGCCACCGCGTCCATATTCTCGCCGCCAATCCAGACCGCGCTGCGCCTCCTCGCGCACTGCCTGCGGTGGGCTGAAATCAATCCCGTCATACTTTGCGGGTGCTGCCGTAATGCCGACCGCCTGCAGGATCTCAGCCGCCAAACTGTCGGCCCTGCCCTGCCATCCTGAAACCGCTTCGGCAACATGTGCCTTCAGCGTCTCGGCTGTGGCGTGTCCGGCCACTTCCACCAATGCCAGCCGCGTCTGCTCGGCATGGCGTGCAATGGCCTGCCGTGCTGCTGTGGCGGTCAAACCCGGAAGTGTGTTCGTTGCCCATGATTCGCATAACGCTTCCAGTGCCTGCAGGAAGTCATGCGGTCGTTTGCTGGCTGTTTGTATCGCCTTCGACTGCTCGAACTCGCAGGAACGCTGTACGCCGTCTAGAATCATCTGCCGTAATGCTGCAGTCATCCCGGTGTCTGGTGGTGGCCCCGCATCGGTCGCCGGCTGCCCCTGTGCCGTCTCCGCTGCGCTGCCGATTTCCATCCAGTTTGCCGGCCTGTACCGTGCATCGCCCTCGGTCCCCAGTCCGGGCATGTTCAGCAATGCCCTGCCTTCATTGTGCGTAATCAATCCCGCTTCCAACTGCCGGTAAATGCCGTTGACCTTTGAGTCAAACGACATCTGCACCAACGCCTCGCGGTTGAACTCGATGATGTGACTGTCAGTGTCCCGCTGCTGCTGCGTCAACAGCTTATCCTCGCACTCCTTTTCCCACGTCTT